TTCTAGTATTTCTACCTTAGGTACCTTGGGTTCCTTCTTATTAAAAAGGGTATTATCTAAAGAATCTATTAAACTCATTTTTCATCCAATCGTAATCATTAATCAATTTTAATTTTTTGCTGTTATCAGCAAACTCAGTTCCGTACTTTTTACCTTGTATTGCACCTTGTATGCAATACTCCCCAAACTTTTTATCTTTTCCCACAGTAGTCCATATATACAATCGCTGTTCCGCTTGGTCTTGCAGATAGTTTATTTCTTCAAAGGACAAATCATATTTTATTTCTTTGTTAGTCAAATTTGTAACTAGTTTAGTACATTCACGAAATGCACTTCTAAATGTACTAAACTCATCATAGTTAAATGCTGTGATATTACTAATTTCTTCAAAGACTTTTGTTTTTAGACCGAAGCCTGTGGTGAAATCAATTACATCTTTGTTGTCACATAATAAAGGTTGCTTAGGTAATATTTTAACACCTCCGTGACCATAAATCAAGTCATTTATTGGATTTATACTACTCCAAACACAGATATAATTACTTTGTGCATCATGCCACCATTTGTTATATTTACTAGGAGTAAACGTAAAATCAAAATCTTCTACTATAATAGCATCGCTGTCTACTACATAAAAATTATTGGTAAAACTTCTCCGAGCACATTCTTGATGTGCGGCGGCAAAACCTTTTATACCATTGACTCGTCTAGCGTTTGGTACTAGCTCTTTAAGTTTAGCATAGTTTTCATCTGCGTATGGTTCGTTGTAACTAAGGAAAAAAACATCTAGCATTATACTAGTATTTAATAATTTTACTCACGTTACTACAGGAACATTGTACTTTAAATAGAAGTCTTGGGCATCTTGGATATTATTAACCATGGGTTGACCTTTAATATTCAAACTGGTGTTTAGTAACATCGGACAACCAGTGAGACTGTACCAATCTTCTAACAGCTTTCTAAATCCAGGACTGTCATTCTTACTCACAGTTTGTACACGGCTAGTTCCATCTCGGTGTATAATCGCAGGAAACTCGTCGGGCTTTGTACATTTGGCAACAAACTGCATGAATGGGCTGGCTGTTATACCTTGGGGCATATCAAAGTATTCGTGTACATGTTCTTCTAAGATTGCTGGTGCAAATGGTCTGAATTGTTGTCTACGTTTGATTGCATTAACTGTGTCTTTGATTTCTGGTCCTCGTGGGTCTGCCAATAGACTACGATGGCCAAGTGCTCTAGGGCCAAACTCAGCCTTTCCGCTAGCCACTCCCACAATTTTATCTTTTGTAAGTATGCTAATAGTTTCATCAACTGGATATTCCTTTCCCATGTTAGTGCCGAGATATGCTCCGGGCCACGTAACTTGCTCGCCAAAGAAGGCGGCAACTGCTCCAACACTACTTCCAGCATCTCCTGGATTTGGCATAATCCATACTCGATCCCAATCGCCTGTTATTTCACTGTTGGCTACACAGTTAAGAGCACAGCCGCCCATTAGTACAATGTTCTTACTGGGTAAGTTTGTTCTAGCCCAATGACTAATACCTTGTAGTATTTCAGTGTACACTTGTTGAACTGCGGCGGCAATATCAAATGTGTCTTGTTCACGTAATAAATCTAGTCGCCAATCCGGGCAACCACGATGTAAGTTACGTTTGAACTTAACTTCTGGTCCGTTGATTACACTAAAGAAATCTTCGTATATATTGGCTTTATATTTGTTGGCGTCACCATAAGCTGCCATGCCCATTAGAATGTATTCTTCTTCATTGGGTTTTAATCCAATACGTTGTGTCATGGCACTGAACCAAAGTCCTAGACTATCAGGATAACCTTGTGTGTAAACTTTCTTCAAGTCGTTACCTTGACCTTGCCATACTGTTAGTGTTTCAAACTCACCAATACTGTCAATGACAACAACTGTAGCATCTGCTAACCCGCTGGTATAATAACCTGCGGCAGCATGACTTTTATGATGCTCGCCAATGTGTAAAGGTTGTGTTAAATTATATTTTGCAAGGTATGTCCTAACATCATTCTCTTTAGTTCTATCGCCTTGCCCTGCCATAAATTGCCTAGCAGTTTTTAAGTCAGGATTTTCGTACCAAACAATTAAATCCGGCTTACCGTATTGTTCAGCATCTTGTATAATTCCCGTACACAAGTCTCCGTCATTTTTAATGCCAGAATATCTTTCGCTGTGTGCCGCAAATTGTAATTGTTTATCATGCCAAACGCTGACCGCGGCGTCATGACTGTTGGCACTAATTCCCCAAATGTTCATCGGTATATAAAAGGATCTCGACGACGTAGTTCTTCAAGTTTCTTTTTCAATTGAATTTGAAATTTTACGTCAGGATGTGTATGATCGAATGTTTTATAATGATCTAATAATTCTTCTATTTTTCTAGTTAACTTAGCGTTGAATGCATTAGCATCTATGCCGGCAATAATATCTTTGTATGTTTGGCTACTAAACAAATAATGTCCGCTGACACTAACTGCAATATCTCGATCAGTTACGCCTTCTGCAACCCAACGTTGCCAATAGTTTTGACTGTAAACTAAATCAGAGAATGTCTCCCATAAATCTTTAGGTGCAAACTCTTTTAATAAATTTGTTTGCATAACACCTAATTGAGGAGCAATATTTAAACTATCCAACCCTGCATCTATTCTCTGTTGTATATCATGGGCAGTAAAGTAGTCTGCATTGTGTTCTTTGAACATAAAGCCGGCTGCACGTATTTGTTTACTGATTTCACGATTACGTTCTATATCAAACGTGCCAGCCTGGCTGTCTTTGGTTAGACTTCCTGTTTGAGTGACAAAGAATTTAATATTGTTCTTATAAGGATTTAAAAATCCCAACTGTATATCTATTCTAGCAAGACTACTATTGATATCGATACCAGTGTTATCTTCGCTGCCAAACTCTAACATTATATTAGGATTTAAGTTTAATGCATATTCGATTAAACTTTTTGCATAATGAAGTTGATTGTCTTTGATCCGACTAACATCAACATGAATTAAATCAAATCCTGCGGCAATATCGGCTGATATAGTTTTCATACAACGATCCATGGCGTCTTCGATAGTTAACCCGCGATCTAAATCACTAAAGTAAGGACCGCAATGATCTCTACATAATAATAAATTTAGATTTTTATATTGTTTAATCTGTTCTGCCAGTTCCGCAGTAGTACAAACATAACCAGTGGTATAGTCGACTTGATTACGGCTAGCAATAATCATCAACGGATAATTATTTTCTTTTGTATGCTTGGCAAGGATTTCAATAATTTCTTTGCTCATAGGACCAAAGCCTAATTTAAATTGTTTCATATTGTCTGCTTTCAATTTCGTTGTATAATTGTTCGTTAGATTTAATTCCGGTATAGATTTCAAACTGCTTTAAAAATTGACTTCGATAAAATTCACGTCCAGATACATATTTAACTCTTGCAATCTTACATTGTTCCTGTAACTCATTATCTTTAATTGCCAAGTCAATAACTACTCTAGCATTAGGGGGAATCTGCCCCAGTTTATATGGACTGTCAAATGTGCTAGTGCCCAATGCGGTACAGTTGATTACTACATCACTGTGAGAATACCGATTATTCCATGTTCCGGCATTTTTGGTACAGACATTTAAGTTACCGTAATGTTGTTCTTCTAGATATTTAACAAACATACTACCAATGGCACCGGCGCCCAAAATAGTAATTTTATCTCCGAGTTTTATTTCTTTACATACATATTCAACACCTGCTAAGTCTGCGTTGTAACCATGCGTTATACTTTTGTCTATTTTAATAGTATTACAGCTATTATATAAGTCAACATACGGATGCCGGTTGTTTAACAATGGTATTACTACCCGTTTGAATGGCATGCTTACGCTAATGCCGCTGACACCAGTTTCGATTGCATCTTTAATACTTTGTTCAACATTAGCACAGGCCAATGGAGTATATGTTGCATCTATATTGTAGTGCTTAAAGAATTCTGTATAAAAGTATTCACCAGTCTTTCCTGGATACTGACTTAGGCTTATAAATTTTTTCATCGTTTGTATGCTCTTATCTGTTTTATTTTATTATCTTGATCAAACTCGATAACATCAACTACCTGTGCTATAATTGAATTATTAATTATAACTTTTATTTCTGCTATAACTGTGTCTAATCCCACAGCAATTTTATCAACATCAATTCTAATATCCTTAACTGAATTAAAGAAATTTTGATTAAATTTTAAAATATTATCTTTACCAACCACTTGAACTTCCCAGTCTGTTAATACAATACTGTCACTGTACAATACTTCTAAACTTGCAGTATCTTTCTTACAGAAACTTTGAAAGTACATTAATGCTATTTGACTCTGTGTTGGATTACTCATTGTCTAACTCCGCAAATAATTTAATGCCCAAGTACCATAAGAATATATCAAACGGTGCAGTATGTAATGGGCTCATGTTCCAAAAGATAATCGGTATTAGTTGTTGCACTTTATTATAATCTAAATTGTTAGTCAAAATATACTTCTTTAAACGTTCTTGATAGACTGTAATATGCTCGACACTGGGAATACTCAGCGTTACGCTGTCGTTGTCAATTTCAATGTTAAAGTTATGATTCTTAATGTTAGCATAATTAATAATCAAACCTCCGGCCATCTTGGCCAAGTCGTAGTATATGTCACCATACTCTACTATGCCTGCAAATTCATGACGCCAATCTATAATTTTAAACTCTCCGCTGTCACTGACGACAATATTATCAAATTGCAAATCACCATGAAGGAATCCTGGGCGAGTAACTGTGGCTAGATATTCCCAATCTATTTTATTAAGATAGTAACTATGATCTCTGACAGTAACATTGTCGATGTTAGTAACATTTTTTATGTTAGGATACTTTTCTAAAAACTTATTAATACGTGCCAGGCTTTTTGTTTTATAAAACTCTATACTGGCATCATGTATATCTGAGTCACAGTCTTTCCAAACATTTGTTTCTAACCAATTAAGTAATTCACCAAACGCCACAGGGTTATTAAATTCGTAGAGTGTTTTTCCCGGAAAGAAATCATAGGCCATATAGTTACCGCTGTGTGTACAGTTGTTGGGGAAGACATATGGGTTAGCCAATACTTTATCGTATTTCTTTTTTGCTATGCCGTCATCCAGCCACCATTTGACTACACGGTTGTTGCAGATGTAAGTTACTTCGTCTTTTTTAGTGAAATCAAACTTTTGACTTTTACTTAATTCAGTTTGATATATTGCAGGACAGCCAAAGTCTAACCAAGTGTTAAGGCCAGCGGTGTCACTGCCAATGTTAATAATACCAATAAACTCATTGCTGTTACTGGCTTCTAGCTTATCAAAGAAACTTGCGTAATCATTAATGTACATTAGGCCTGTAAATGCGGTCCAAAACTTAGGAGCCGGTTGTTTAAATCTAATATCTGTAATATGAAAACTATTTCCAGTGTTAAACATTGTATATAAATGTGTGTCTTGCTCGGGTACTTGCTTGACAAAATAACAATCATTGTTGCTAACTTTACTTACTACCTGTTCGTCAAAATATGTATCACACGGCACATACCAAAAAGGTGTATCGATTAAATCTCGACATTGTAATAATGTATATCCAGTTCCTGACTTAGCACTAGTCCAATCATCAATGTCTATGAATTCAATGTTTCTATCACTGTATGCTACGCTACAAAAATCTATAATTTGTTCTTTTAAATATCCAACGGGAACAATAAATTTACTATCTTTTGGAAAGCTATCGATAATATGTGCTAGCACTGGCTTATCTTTGTAGGGCAGTAATGCTTTATTAAGATTTTTAGTGTAGTTGCCCATTCTACTACCAGTGCCGGTAGTTGGAATAATAACTGTTTGTTTGTTCATTGTTACTTACTTATTTCTTAATTTTAAAATTCCGCCACCAGCTTTTGATCTTTCTAGTAAAATAATGTCTTTAGGATAGTCGTCGGGTAGTTGAATTTCTTTACCAAATTTATTTGGCTCTGGATTTGACTCAAATACTTCGTGGAAAATTTTATATGTATTTTCCCACGAAAGATCATTTAAATTATCATATATATTGTTTCGCAGTATAC